TTGATATCTCCACCCCTGATTTTGATGGTTATTCAAGTATTATTTTAGGAATAGAGCTTCCAAACGATACTACAACATCAATCACTGTAAATTCAGCTATTTTTGGAGCTGACGGATCCGTTAGCAGATTAGGATAAAAATGAGCCAAATAGACTATACCTCCAGAGACTTTGAATCGCTAAAACTGGATCTTATAAATCTTGTAAATGTTAGGACTGGATATGACTGGGTTGTTGATGACCCGTCTGATTTAGGCTCAGTTCTTCTAGAAGCTGTTGCATATATGGGAGACGTCATGTCTTACTATATAGACCGAGTCGCAAATGAAACCTCTGTAGAAACAGCAGTAAAACGAGAGACTTTACTTAAATTTGCAGAGCTGTACGGCTATAGGCCTTCTGGTCCTATTCCGGCACAGGTAAGCGTTGCTTTTACAAATATAAGCACCGAAACTCTAGACCTACCTATTGGTACGCAGGTTATGGCCCCATTAACCTATGGTCCATTTACCGAAGTATTCTTTGAAACAACTCAGGCTGTAGTTCAATTACAGCCCGATCAAACAATCACAGTTACAGCTAGAGAAGGAAAGACGGTAAATACAGATCGTCCAGACCTTATTAATCCAGCTACTAATAAACCCCTACCTGTTAACTTGGGAACATCGTCAGGACTAGCCAACCAAGAATTTTACATTTATGAGCCTGGAGTTGTAGATAACTCTCTTGTAGTATACGTTGGTCAGGGAGTAGCTTTTGGTTCTTGGAGGTATGTAGATAGCTTAGCTGATTATGGTCCAAACTCACTAATTTTTACGACAAGAATTGACGAAGATGGGTCTACTACCGTTGTATTTGGAGATGGAGTTAATGGGGCAATACCTCCAGTCAATCAGTTGATTTCTGCACTGTATAAAAACAGTTTGGGCATAGCTGGAAACGTAATTGCTAACGCTATAAAAGAAGTGACATTTATTCCTGGAAACGGAAATCCGGAAGCACTCTCATACCTTTCAGTGTCTAATGCTTCAGCCGCAATTGGAGGGGCAGACGCAGACTCCTTAGAGCAGCTTCGTAAAGGAATTAAGTCAGCAATCATATCAAGAAAAAGAGCAGTTACTTTAGAAGATTATGAAAAGCTTGCTATGCAGGTCTCTGGAGTAGCTAAGGTAAAAGCAGTTGCTGGAGTCTATAGCTCAGTAACCCTATATGTACAGTCACCAGATGACGGAAGCACGACTCCTGGAATATATAATGGAAGCACCACTACTGCTTGGAATACGTCAGCTGCAGCAATTTCTGCGTATCTTGAAGATAAAATTCCAGTTGGAACAACAGTTACAGTTCAAAACCCAACATATGTACCTATCTATCTAACTGTAGCTTTAACCTTGGCAGACCAATATAAGCACTCTGCTGTAAAACTTGCAGTATCTAAAGCCCTTTTAAATCCAGGTGGCCTATTCCACTACGACAAAAATGAGTTTGGAAGATCCATTCCTAAGTCCTCAGTTATTGCTACAATTGCGGGTATAGAGGGCGTAGTGTCCGTATACATAACCAAAATGAATACGGATAATGGGGCTAGCTCAGCATCTATAACTTTAGCTGCTGGTCAAATACCATACCTGCTTCCAGCCAATCTAGTGTTCCCCACCCCAATCGGTGGAATAGCGTAAGGATAAAAAATGCCAGCATCATTTCCCACTACCGTAAGACAGTTTACGGCAAAAGTAGATCTACAAGATACGATTCTTGCAGATCACATTAACGCTCTACAAGATGAAGTTAGAGCTATAGAAATAACCCTAAATGGAACTACGGATGCAACAAACGGCCTACTTACGTCAAATTATTCGGGAACATTTTCATCTACAAGCACTTGGAACTCTTTAGACGATAGAATCTCTAATATTGAGGCTGGACTTGTAAATGGCTTAGCTATAAGCCCATACGTAAAAAAAGCTGGGGACAACATGTCTGTCTCCAATGCAGTTGCTTTAACATTAAAGAATACCAGTGCAACAACCACCTCTAACCTATTTGAGGCATATAACTCTGCAAATATTCTAGGGTTTGCTTTAAATGGTTCAGGTTTACCAAAAGTGGGAACTGCTAACGTACTATACGTTGGAAGCTCTGAGTACACAACTCTAGACAACAAAGCTCAAACAGCGCTAGAAACAGCAGAGTCTGCTCCGTTTAATTCATTTTTGTTAGCGGGTATGTAACCTTAAATGGCTAGATATTCGTTTGCAACATACGGTTCTCCTAACCTTAGATACGGTCAGGTAGAAAATAATAGAGCTTACTATAACGTAAGCCTATTTGCATGGAGCTATACGTATAATGCTGTTTCTTTAATCTGGGGCTCAGTTTTAACAGACCCCCTAGATCCAGCCCCAACACACTGGAAGCTAGTAAAGAACACTACTGGAAATCCAGACACTCCGTATGATGCCGAAGTTGTAGACCAGGGAACAATTTCTGAATATCGACTATCAGCAATAGATTCAGACCTAGTTGAGGGTCAACAGATAATTTATTCTTTTTGGATATTTAATGGAGTAAAGTGGATTAACTGTGGATACTCAGACGTAATAACAGTCGGTGATTCTGGAACTCTAGGTAAAGTAGAAAAATGGATTCCTTCAGCATGGCTAAATGCTATAGCTGGTACGGGAGACGCTACTGGAGAACCTAGCGATCTAGATCTAAATAAAATATTATCTGCCTATACATTTTTTTATGACTCTTTAAGAGCAAAAATTCAACTTTTAGAAAGCTCTATGTCTTATAAAGACATACCCATACAATTTCTTAAGTCTAAGATACAGGATTTGGGATTTAATTATGAGCCAGTTTTGGGAGACATTTACCATAGAAGTCTTTACAGAATAGGTGATGAGGTAAATTCTGAAAAGGGAACAACAATCGGAATTAAAGAGTTTACTACCGCATTAACTCACTGGAATAGCAGGGTTTCTGTAGGAAAAAATCTACTATTAGACTATAACGACTCTTCATTTGAAGAATCTGCTGGAAGATGGTCTACTACTGCCGGAACAGTTCAACACCTTCATTTTACAGAGTCTCTTTCTACTGTTGGGGTTTTAGTAACAGCACCTACTCCAACAATTAATTATAACTATGGACTTTTTGGTCCTAGATCTGTAGGTTTTGGATGGGTTCATGGGCATAAGCGGGGTCTGCTAAAGTAAAAATTAGTTGGTATAACCAATCCGGAACCCTAATATCAACAACTCTTGACGGAACAGCAGTTACTTTAACTAGTTCTTGGCAACAAGTATTCTCTAAATCAGACTCTGGAACAAATGGACAACTTGCACCAAGCAATGCATATTACGCACAGCTAACAATAACATTTACAAACTCAAGCAACCAAGCAGAATACATAATGGATATGTTTCAGTTTGAAGTTGTTAATGGATCATCTACCTATGAAGATGCAAGAAAAGCCATCGTATATGTTGAGGGTGAGACCGTAAACTATATTCATAACCCATCTTTTGAATCAAATACAAACGGTTGGACAGCCCTAAACGGAACATTGACGACTGCAACTAGCCCATCAGGAGCAATAGTATTTGGGTCAAAATTTGCGAAACTTACCGCTAGTTCAGACGGTAGAACAGGCATAACCTCTGAGTGGATGCCTATAGATCCCAATGAAAACTATACCTTTAGCGCACATGTGTCCTCAAATACAACAAAGGTTGTAAAAGCAAGAATTGAGTTTTCATCCGCCCTTAGTCAAGAAGAACAAAACACAATACTTACTGACGAAGACGGAAGCTACTACTCAACCGCGGTTTACTATGTTGATTCAGATCCACTAACTTTAAGTGCTACCCCACAAAGGCTGCACATAACTGCTCTCGCCCCAGACTTCTCAACTGATGCTGGGTACCCCCTTGCTAAAGTATCTTTATATGTAGATGATGCAGTCTCTGGAGAAATGCTCTATATAGACGCCCTACAGCTAGAGGATTCTTTAGAGCCTACTTCATATTTTGATGGGTCTGGAGCCCCAGCAATAACTAACCCACTTACTCAAGAATATATAGATGCTTTTGACTGCCTTTGGGAAGACGAAACAAATTCTCACGGTAGAAGCTATCGTTGGCAGAACTACGCAAACAAGCTAGCTAGACTTGCAGCAAACATGGTAAAAGTTGTACCAAATGGATCTAGTTGGGAAATTAGGTCTGGATTCCCAACACCTGCATACCAAGAGCTATCCCCATCAGTTCTAACTGCTCCATCATTTGAGCAGAGCACTACAGGTTGGAACGGCGGGAACGCAACAATCTCCAGAAGCGTAACTCGAGGCAGCTTATTTGATGAATACACTACTCATGGAAGCGCATTTGGAAAAGTAACCTCTACAAATGGATCTTCAACATTCTCTGCATATACGGACAACACTCCTATAGTAACTAACGCTGGATACTATGCATCTATCGCTGTCAAACCAGAAAACGAAGACGCATATGGAAACTACACGTTAGAAGTAAAGTTTTATGACGATTTCAACATCGTAGTAACAACAAAAACAGCGTCAGCAAGAAACATAAGGTTTGATCGATGGGGATATCTGGGGGTATTTGCCCAGAAGTCAGAAATTTATGGAGCTACCTACGCCGTACTAAAAGTAACGTGTACTCCAGACTCCCCAGCAGCCGGTCGAGTGTTCTATCTTGACAGGGTTGTATTTAGGCAGTAGGTTCCTGCCATGACTACTGTTTTAATTGCCGGACTTGCCTCTGCATGCGTACTTACCGCTGTAGAAGGTCTTTTAATATCTCTTGGAAAATGGCGGGGATTGCTAAGCCTAATAATGTCCACAACTGGAATACTGGTTATGGCTGGCTATAGTAAATTTACTATATTTGAGATCCTGGCCGCAACATTTGTTGGACTAGTCCTATCCCTTGCCGTAGAGCAGGTTTTTACGGGCGTATCCCTGCGTGAGGTACGCAATTTGCCAAAGAGGGTAGATAGGCTGTAGAAATACACCATTGAGGCTAGGAGGGCCAAATGAAAGCCGAAGTGTATGACAACCCAATGTTGTCAATGAATGCTCGTTTCCTATATCTGTACTTCCTTCGTATAGGTCGAGTAGCCACAGTTGAAGAGCTAACAACAGCTCTTGCTGAAAGCGAATACGCAATCAAGAATGCAATGAAGGAACTAAAGAAGCTTGACTACATACGGGCAGTCAAGTATCAGGTCAATGGTCAGTGGCGGACTTTATTGAAGTTTTCGGACGAGTCCCTTAATGTTACCGTAAAAACCATGCTTGAGATTCAGGCACCGACAGACGAAATACCGACGGTCGGTAAAACGCCTGTTCTATCTGTCTGCAATACTAGTGATAAGTCTATTAGTGATATAGATAGCTTAGAAGTACTACGTACTTCTAATCTAGGAATTCATCCTGAATTCCAAGGAGATGAAATGAACTGGCCAATACTGGGCGATGAAACCCCCCGAAAAAAGACTGACGATGAAGTGGGCGTTGTTGGGAAGATCGATGATCAACAAAAGCGGATCAACTCAAAATACAAACCAACCCGTTTTGAGGACATCCCTCAAAGCAAGCATCGATCTAACCGGCCCGAAGAGGACTGGACAACAACCGACCTTGTTGCGGAGTTTTATTATCGTTATCGGGAGAAGTGCGGTAATGTTCCGGCTCAAGTCAATGGACAGCAGTTTACTGTTTGGATCAACCGTCAAGTTGGCGAAGGTACCCATCGCACTGTTATCCTAAAGGCTATTCGTAAATTCTTTAATGATCGTAGGTTGTTAAAGGATCCGGGTGTTGGAGAACCCTTATGGCGGAAGTTTATAAAGTTCTACTACACTGTGTACGGAACAGTTTCTAAGGATACGAAGCAAGAGAATCTCTCAAACCAAGAGAAGATGCTAAAGCTTCTAGAGGGGTAAGTTGTGTACAGCTTAGAAGAAATATCTCCACGTACTAGGGCGCAAATAAATGCTGCACAGTTTCCATTAAAAACTATTGGCAGAGAATTTGAAGATCTAGATTCTTATTACCCAAACAAAGAGCAAACATCTGTTGTAGAGATCGCTCATGATTGGATGCAAGAAGTTATTGCTGGAGATGTTATTAGAGCTAAGGGTTCAGATACTTGTGGTCTTGGGCTGCTCTTGATTGGAGAGCCTGGCCACGGAAAAACAACTCTTGCATCTGTGATTGGTCAGACACTTATACGGTTATCTCCAAAAGAAGTTTGGGGACCTACAGATCAAGTAATAACCCGACCAGTTTTCTTTGCGGATTATCCAAAGCTTCTTCGTTTACAAAAACGTCAATGGTCGGATGAAGACGAAACAGAAAAGTCTCTCATAGATTGTATTTATGGTGAGGCTAAACCCGGAGACAATGTTCGTCTGCTTATACTTGATGATTTAGGTAAAGAATATAGAACTGCGTCTGGTTGGTCAGAAAACACATTTGATGCTTTACTGCGTGCAAGGTACAACGCTGGGTTACCTACGATTGTAACTACCAATACACCTATGGGTGAATGGGCAGATACATACGGAGATTCCATGGCGAGTTTCGCACACGAAGCGTTTGTTCCAATTGCAATAATATCTACTAGGGGGGACAGAAGAAGAAAATGAAAATGAAAGAGTTAAAGAACGTGCCCGCTTATGAATGGAAAACCATTCAGTTCTTTGTATCGTTGAATGGTATCTCTGAGGTACAGATATCTAACGATAATACTATGCGCTGCACTTGTGATGGTTACAAGTCTCGCAAAAAGTGTAAGCACATAGTCTTCTGTCTAAATGAAACTAATGACGATTTTGTATATCCAATAAAAATATCTGAGGCGACACCACAGGAATACATCGATCGAGCAAAAACATCCGCAGAGGAGTTTAGAAATCTACTCCTCAAATACGGGAGAATATTGGCTCTATAGACTATGAAGGGGGGCGATATCTCAAACGAAGTGCCGCAGAGAATTGCGGTTACTTTAGACTGCATTCTTGACAAAACACCGACATCAAAACGTGTGCTTGGAATTCCTGTCTTTTCTGAAGAGGTTTCTTATAACAGACAGGCTCTAGCTAGGTTCTGGAATTTTGCTCAAAAGTACGGCTACGTTATGGAGTTAGTTGGTTTTGGGTATACACGAAAAGAAATGAAAGAGATTATGGATGACCTAGATAATCTAGGAACAAATCCTTTTAACTATTCTGCGGCGTATAAGGTAATATCAGACTTTTCATCACAACTCCCATATAGACCAGAATTAAAACATGTGGTAGACATACCCACTCGCGGTCTTATGTACGGAAGTTGGTATCTAGAAATGGGGGCTCTCTAATGGCAGCAGATAATGAGATTCGCCTCCTGTCAAAAGCAATACGAGATAGGGATATATCTCCACTTTTAGATCGAGGCATTCAAGACGGTTGGTTTTACGTAGATGAAAATAGGGCTGTTTGGAAGTTCCTACGGGAGCATGTAGCCAAGTATTCCGAGGTACCCACAGCAACTACCGTAAAGGATAATTTTCCTAACTTTAGGCTTTTAAACGTAGAGGACTCCCTGGAGTACCTGGTAGATCAGCTCTCTGAGTTTCGTATCCGCCAAAAGACCATAGAGCTGGTTCAGACGGCCGGAACCCTTATTGCCGACGGAGATCATAGGGGAGCCCTTGAACAGGTCTCTATGGGCCTTGCAAAGCTCCAGGACGAGGGCGTAGGAAAGTCCTCAGACATAGACCTGACCAAAGAGCCTCTAAGTCGCTTTGACGAGTACTTGAATATTAAAACCCGCCCTAACGGGCTCCTTGGCATGTCCACAGGATTTAAGGGTATAGACGTTGCAACTGCCGGTTTACAGCCCCAACAGTTAGTGACAATTGTTGCTCCCCCTAAAACTGGTAAATCAGTGCTCTCAATGCAGATGGCAGTAAATATTCATGAAGATGGTTTTGTTCCTATGTTTCAGTCTTTTGAAATGACTAATCTTGAGCAACAGAGACGACATGACTCAATGAGGGCGCACATCTCTCATTCTCGTTTAATTCGTGGAGCTTTGAAACCAGAAGAAGAAGAGCGCTATAGACTGATGTTGGAACGCATGGAAAAAATGCACAACTTCTATTTAACGGATTCTGTCTCTGCCCTAACTTTAACTTCATTGTCTATAAAAATAGACAAGATTAGGCCTGATGCTGTTTTTGTTGACGGTGTTTATTTGATGGTTGACGAGATGACGGGTGAGTCAAATACCCCTATGGCGCTTACCAACATAACCCGCGGAATGAAGCGACTTGCACAAAAGCATAATGTTCCTATTGTCATGAGCACTCAAGCTCTTCGTCACAAAATGCGTGGAGGAAAAGTTACCTCTGACTCAATCGGTTATTCGTCTTCCTTTGACCAAGACTCTGACATAGTTATGATTTTAGAGCG